AAGCGGCCCTGACCAAATATCTGAAGCAGGAGAAGAACACGGCTGTAGCAGGCCGTGTTTTTTTGTCGCAGGCGCCCGAGATTGCAGAGCCACCGTACATCGTGATCCAGCGGATCAGCACACCGCGCACCTACAGCTTTGGCAGCACTCAGGTGCTAGCTGAGCCCCGTGTGCAGGTGAGCTGCTGGGGCAGGAGCTATGCCGAGGCCTGCGGTGTGGCAGACGCAGTGCATGCCGCTCTACAGCTTAAGAGTGGTGCGCTGCTCACCGATTCGTTTTCGATTCTGCTAATTATGGCGATCGGCGAGAGTGACGACGTAGACGCGGGTTGGTTTCGACGACGTTTGGACTATCGGGTTACGTATGTGGAGTAAACGTTTTGCCCAGCTAGGCTGTGCACGCCGAAAAGCCTTTGCCCCCGGGCCTGCTGGGCATCATTTGGGGCTGCTGCGATTGTGGGGCCGCAAGCGTAGCAGGGAGTAGGTTCTGTATGGCAGGGCCTTTGGTTGGCTATGGCGGAAGCATCAAGTGGGCTAATGGCGCGGTTGCTGAGTTGGGTGAGTGGTCGGTGGACATTAGCGTTGACATGCTCGAAGTCACGAGTTTTGGTGACCTGTGGAAGCGCTACCTAGCAGGTCTGCGTGAGTGGACTGGCAGCTGCTCTGGTCGTTTCGACGGTGCAGACGCGGGTCAGAAGGCGATGCTGACTGCGCTTCTGGCGGGCACTTCGGCGAATGTGGAGTTCATTTTGGAGCTGGCGGGTACGCATAAGTTCTCTGGCACGGTCTACTTGTCCGCCAGCAGCGTTAGCGCGTCTGTGGATGGCACAGTAGACGTGAGTTACGACATGCAGGGCACTGGTGAGCTGACAGCACCTGAGTACGTCTAAGGGGGTGCTAGTCGATGGCTGTTTTGAAGGGCAACAAAGCTGATGTTTACGTGGCCTCTGAGGCCACGCCGTTTGCTTCGGAAACGTTTTCCACCACCGACAGGTTGACGTACCAGCACCCAATCAGTAGTCGCCTAGACCCTGCCACACCTATTGAGGTGCGGAGAGATGGCGTGATTGTGAGTGCTGTAGAGTACACGATTCAGCACGCAGGCGCGAAGATCATCTTTCATGAGGAGCAGACTGTCGGCGCTGCTATCACGGTATCTGGTGCGACGCTGGATTTCATGAGCCGAGTGGCGCAGGGCAGGAGCTGGGAATTTAGCCCGTCCGTAGATATGGAGGATGTGACCGTGTTCGGTGACGGCTGGAAGCAATTTTTGCCGTTGCTGCGCGGGGGTACGGTGTCGGTCGAGCGTTTTTGGGTGGATGGCTTTTTCGTGTCGGAGCTAGGCAAGCCACTGTACCTGCTGCTCTACCCGCAGCATGTGGGGGCTAGTAGCTCTCGTGTTGAGTGTGTGGGGTTGCTGTCGAGTGACGGGATACAGGCTGCTACAAGCGGACTGATTGAGGAGTCTGCGGAGTTCACTGTGAGTGGTGAACCCGTGTTCATCGAGTAGAAAAACAAGCCAGGGGGCGATTTCGCATGTCGTTGAAGGAACGGTTGTTTGCCAAGGCCGCGTTGCCGGAGGAGATTGTTGAGGTTGAGGGGGAGCAGTTTTTGATTGTCGGGCTGTCAGCTCGGGCGCGCAACGACTGGGTTGCGGCGGGGCAAAAGCCGGGAGTTGACCTGAGCAAGAAGCTGGATGGTGAGGTTCTCGCCCAGCTCGAAGCGGAGCTAGTTATCCTTTGCTCCCCCTCAACCTCAACAATCNNGCCTGTGTTTTAGCGTGCGGACCGCGACCGGATCACCGAGCTGCCTGGAGCTGTGGTAGCGGAGCTGGCCAATCCGGCCCGGCGGTTGTCTGGTCTGGACCGGAAAGAGGGCGAAGAAAAAAACGACTAAAGCGCGATACGGCGCGACGCAACATCCTGTTTCTAGCACGTGAGTTCAGGCGCCCTGATGTGGACGCTTTTTTGTCGGAGATTTCTGCACAGCAGCTTGACGAGTGGCTGCTGCTGTACGCCATTGAAAACGAAGAAGCAGAACGGCACGCAAAGCAACGCGGGAGGCGATAGCATGGCAGAGAGTCTGGCCAGCATTTTTGTCGAAATATCGGCCAAGGCCGACGACCTGACCCGCGTTGCTGCGCGTGCGCAGCGAGACCTGCAGGCGGTCGAAGCGCAGGCAGAGGCGCTAGGAGCCACTGGTGCCTTTGATGCTGCGGCAGCGAAAGCCAAGGCGCTAGAACGCACCCTTGCCGTGATGGCGCGCCGGAGTCCAGAGGCGATGGGCGCTGTGCAGGACGAAGTCCGCAAAATCGCTGCGGAGATAGATCAGGCGCGGCAAACTGCTGAGACGGCCAAGGTCATGCGGACGCTCGGCGGCACCATGGACACTATCGGCCTTCAGGCAGGGCTGCTGGGTCGCAACTATAACGCGGCGGCGGCTCGTGCGGACGCTCTAAAAAAAGCCATTATCGATCTAAACAAGAACGGCCTGAACAAACAGTCCAAAGAGCTGAAAGACCTAACCGCTCAGTTCAAACAGGCCACGCGCGAGGCCAAACGTCACGAACGGGTGCAGAGGCTGCTGAACAGCAGTATGCGTAGCCTGAAGACCGCGGGCAAAGCGGTGGCGGCTACTATCACGGGCCTGGCCGGTGCTGCCGTAGGGCTTGGTGTGAAAGCCGTACAAATTAGCGGTCAGATCGAAGTCATGCGTGTTAGCTGGCAGGGCCTGACCGGCTCCGCGGAGCTAGCTGAAGAAACCCTGCTGCGGCTCAAAGCGTTTCAGCGGCAAACGCCGTTTGCCTTCCCCGAGATTGAATCCGCTGCCAAGCAGTTAGTCAACTACGGCTTCGAGATCGAACGCGTGGAGGAGCTGCTGAAAGGCATGGCCGCTGCCGCCATTCGTGGTGGCACTGGTGCCGCAGGTCTGCAGGGTATCGCTACCGCGCTTGGTCAGATGAAATCCATGGGCAAAGTGGCCTCGCAGGAAATCAATCAGCTGATCAATGCAGGAGTGGCCGCGTGGCCTTTGATGGCGGAGGCCATGGATTTGAGCGTGCAAGAGCTGCGCGATCTTATGGAGCTGGCGGCAAAAGGTAAAGCTTCGGTGCCAGCAGAGCGCGTGATCTGGGGCCTGGTAGCGGAGATGAGTAAGGGCGCAGATGAGATGTTTGCGGCTTACGAAACCACTATTCCTGGTCTAGCCGCCAAGCTCGCCGACTCGTTTTCGGGTCCTATGGGTTTGATGGCCGAGTTCGGCAAACAGGCGGCAAAAGAGTGGAAGTTAGCAGATACAATTCGCGGAATAACGGTCGCGGTCGAGCGGTGGACCAAGGTGCTACAGGAGCGCGGGTTGAAGCAGGCGTGGGCGGAGTTGGCTCCTCCAGGATTGCGACAGTTCGGCGACACAGTGATGCGAATTGCCAACGGTATAGCGCATCTGTTTAACGTGCTAGCTAATCACGGCCTTAAGGGCGTGTGGGAGCAGATTGTACCGGACTGGGTGCCGGGTGTGGCGACAGCTATCGCCGTGGCGATTGCTGGGAAGGCGGCGTTTTCCATCGCCGCGTCTATCGGGGAGCTGGTAGGCGCTCTGGGAGCTACCTCCGGCGCAGGCGGGATCGTAGCAATTCTGGGGGGCCTGGCTCTCTGGAAGTGGGTCGCAATCGCCATAGCTGCGGCGGCGGCGATATACCTGATTGTGAAGGCCGTCAAAGCGCTCACCAAAGAGCGGAAAAAGCATGATAGCCTACCGCCGTTTGGAAGCGGCATGGCGCTACTGAGCTGGGAGACTGGCGGCAAGCGCGCTGTGCAGGCTGCGCGCCAGACCCGGGACGAAGTGCGTGACATGTACCGGACAATGGCCGCGGGCGTAACCGACAGCAGCCGCCGGGCCGCAGATGCTCTAGGCGTGGATTTCGCACGAGCCTCTGATGGCATGCTCAATGCCATGAATCTTGCGCAGGATGCTATGCCTGAGCTTGCGTCCCCTCAGTGGGATGTGGAGGGTCTAACGAAGCAGATCGACGAGACCGTATCCAGCCTGGAGCGGATGCGCGCAGCCCTCACCCCGGACGACTTTGGGGCGTTAGCGCTAGGAGCGCAGAGCGCCCAGAAGCGCCTTGCCGAGTGGCTGGAAACGCTGAAGGACGTCGAAGGCGTTGACCACCTGCGACAGAATCTGGTAGACCTAGCAGCAGGTATGGAGCTGCTGCAGACGGCGGCTGAATCCGGGCTAGACCCGGAGACTGTACAGCAGGCCCTCACTCTGGTGCAGCGGCTCACCGAGCAGCTACAGACTACCCTGCGCGACCCGACATCGTGGCAGGCCGCGTCCGAGGAAGCGGCGGCGTTAGCGGCCACACTCCGGAACGAAACGGCTACCATGCTGGCGGACATCCAAGCGGACATAGCCGCGGCGGACATGACCGAGGCCCTGTCCGGATTATCGGACGCTGTGGATATTGGCACGAGGGCTGCGGTGCAGGCTGCGAGGCTAGGCATTGGCGACCTGCGGTTGGTGCTACGTGATGGCGTGGGTACCGGCATGGCTG